TTAGCCGGAATCGATCCGCTCATCCGCGCCCTGGAGCGTGAACTCGCCCGCGCCCTGAAGACAATGCCGCTGTTGATGGGCATTATCGAAGGCCAATCCGAGGCGAACGCGAACCGACAATGGGAGCTACAAGCCGCCGGCATCAAGGCGGTCCAGCATCTGTCCGAGGCGCAACTGTCCGAGTGGGCAACGCTCGCGTGCGAAGCGCAAGGTGTAGCGGCCGAATGCCGCTGGCGCTTCTCGGAGCTACGTGCTGCCGAAAAGTATCGCGACGCGATGACCGAAGGGCTGACCATCGACAACGCGACGAAACTTTGGATGATGGGCGTTATCGGCCAAGAAGAGCTAGCCGAAAAGACAACTGGTCACATGCCCGACTCGCCAGAGCCCAGACTGGTCCCGTCGAACGAACTGCCGTACTCGTTTGTCGCGGGGACGACAACTGGCTCGCCGCGCGGCGACATGGAACCCGCTGGTGCCAATTCGGACAAGGTCTCCGTAGAAAACGGCGAGACTGGTGGCGAAGCTGGGGAGAGTGGCGCGAGTCGGGCGAAGAAGGTGTTCGGCATTCACTGGCCCGAATTACGCTTAGATTGGCGTCTCAACGGGAAGCCTTCAGGTACGCCTCCACCTGAAGCGTATAAACCCGTTGGGACGCCGCTTCCGTACGTGCCGGCTGATGTTGGTTACGACGAAGGTGATCGCCGCCGAATCACGCGCGATTGGGATGCGGCGGTTCCCGAGGGGGCGGGCCTCCTCGACGCTCGTGCGCAGTTCATCGAGCCCGACATGGAAGGCGAGCGAGTCCGAGATGCGGCCGATGCCCTACGTGACGTAGCCAAAGAGGTTCGTGAATTGGTCGTCGCCTCAAAAGCCCCACCGTCGGCCCCAGCGAAGACGCGCAAGATCATCGAGCGCGACGATCAGGGACGGATGACGGGGGTCGTTGAGGTAACCGAATAATGCCGCGCCCCCTGGCCTACTCGACTACCACGGCAAACGAGCAGACCAAGCTTATGGGTGGTCTCTTAGCGGGCGGGAGGCTCATCACCTTCCCGGCCCCGATGCCGCCCTCCCCTGAGTCACCACCTGGCGAGGCTCGGAAGCTGATCGAGTTCCTGTTCGAATCGCCGGCGTTTGACGACCCAGTTAATGGTGTCGGGACCGCCAAGCGAATGCCTGGTGCCTACGCTCTTCTGACCGGACGGGCAGTTTGGTACCGGACGGTGCGAGCGGACGGATATGTCGTGTTCGACGGTACGGTGGGGTTGCCGGGCGACGAGGATGATCCCAACTTGGTTATCGACAAGGTAGATCTGGAACAGGGGGCTCTGGTGACAATCCAAGAGTTCACCTACGTTTCGCCTACCAGTTAGTCGATGGCTGAACTGTTCCGCGACGATTTTGCCCGCGCCGATTCTGCCACGCTGGGCGGTAACTGGGTCGAAGTAACAGGCAATTTTGACATCGTCAGCGGTGGGATGCGCGCGACGCTCCTCAATCAGTCGCTCGCGATCAATACGACCTCACTCGGCGGTGCGAACTACAAGGTAACCGCGGATATCAGCACTGGAAGCATGTGGTCGTCCACTGGTGGTTTGGGAGTAGTTATGCGCTACGTGGATGCGAATAACTTCTACTTGGCCTGGCTGGACGTAAATGCGCCGCACCTGAAGATGTTCCGCGTGGTCGGCGGCACGTACACGTCGATCTGGGACGCGATCCCAGCCTCACCACCTAGCGATCCGACAACGCTGACATTAGGCTGCCTGGGATCAACCCTGTTCGCCATCGTCAACGACGTGCAGTACATCACGATCAACGACACGTCCTTTAGCGCCGAAGGTCATTTCGGCATTCGCGCCTGGGATGGCAGCACTTTCCCCGACCATCTGGTCAACTCAGTGGTGGTCGAAGACCTTGTTACCGAAATCGAAGTCCTGCCGGAGAATGGTTTGACCAGCACCCTCAACGGGGCGATTAGCAATAGCGCGACGACCGTGGTCATTCAGACAGCCGACGCGCCCAACTGGCCGACGGCGGGCAATTATCGTGCGGTGCTCTGGCAAGACCCAGTTAGTGGTCCTTGGGAACTGGTCAAAGTGGTGAAGGGTCAGGGGTCAGCATCACTGGGTGTCGAACGCGCCGCCGAGCCGTATCACGGCGACCAGACTGCGCGCGCCTGGCCATCCGGAACTGGCATCGCTGCTGTTCTGACTCAGAGCAATCTCGACAAGCACCTGTACCTGCGCATCGAAACCGAGGAATTCGTGCCAACGTCCAGCACGACTGGTGTCGTGCTGACAGACCAGCCAGAAACGATCATCATGGTCGCCCGTAATGGCGTCGTGCAGTCGCTGGCCGCTGGTCACTATTCGGTAGTTGGCACCGCACTTACCTTTGCGGCAAGTTTCAGCGGCAGCGAACGCGTGATCGTGAGCTACAGTGTGCGAGGTACGTAGGCATTGATCGACCAGCACGCTCCCACGCCGCCTACCACACCGATGTCGCCAGGCACCCTGCCTCAGGATATTCAGCGTGTGAGCAGCGACGTGATGGGCTTTGAGCTTTCGCGGCCAAACCTGCTGGTAAATGGTGGCTTTGAACTTTGGAGCAACGGGCCAGGTCCGTTCGACCAACCCAATCAGGTAGCGGCTGACGGCTGGACAGTGCTGGTCAACCGCTTTGGTGAAACGGGCAGCGTCCAACAAGTTGCGTCTACTGCGCCCGCTGGTTCGCAGCTAGCCGCGCAGATCACCGGTACGACACAGAACGTGAACCTGATCGGCCAAACGATTGCACCTAACGTGACCGCACTCAACGGTTTGACGGTCGCGTTGTCGTTTCAGGTGCTGGCCCCGACGGGCGGCCAGGTTAACGCGGCGATTGGCGTTCTCGGCCAACAGGCATACCAGATGCCGCAGTTAGTGGATGGTACGGGCGACTGGCAAACCGTACGGCTGATTGCTGCTCTGCCATCTGGTAGCGCGCAGCCCATCACGGTGGCCTTGGGAGGCATTGGTCTATACACGTTTGTCTTCGACAACGTCAGCCTGGTCATCGGCTCGTCACCTGCTGACTACCAACCTTTGCCGCAGATCATCGCCGTCGATGTCGAGCTACGACGCTATGTCCAGCGTCTTATGAGCGTGCTCGACCCGAACGGGCCACCGCCCCCACCAGCGTAGAAGGAGAACTCAATTGGCCGGTAGCAAGACAGACGCCTTCGAGCAACGATTGTTGGATCATGTGTTTAAGGGCGGCGCAACTCCAGCACTGACCGCTCTGTCAACGGTGTATGTCGCACTGTTCACCGCGACACCGTCGGACGCGTCGGGCGGTACGGAAGTGACCGGTTCGGCGTACGCGCGTCAAGCTGTTGCGTCGGCGGGTTGGACGCGCACCGCGAGCCAGATCGCGAACAACGCGGAGATTGCCTTTCCGCAAGTCACTACGTCGGCTTACACCGTCGTCGGCTGGGCGGTCATGGACGCAATCACGACAGGCAACATGCTGTACTGGGGTGACTGCACGAGCACCGTCATGAACGTGGGTGACATTCCGAGATTCGCGGCCTCGGCCCTGACTGTCAGCGAGGATTGACGAAGACTAACCTTCCATAAAGTTCGGTAGGGGGCCACTCCAATCGCTGAGATTTTGCCCGGCAACGGGCTGCGGACGACGGTAGCTAGCGATATCGTCGCTGGGTCGACAACCCTGCCGATTGCCGCTGGTGACGCGTCGAAATGGCCGACGGGCGGCGAGTATCGGGCAGTTCTCTGCCAAGATCCGACCAACGGGCCATTCGAGGTGGTACGGGTTACCGGTGGTCAGGGGACAGCCAGTCTGACGGTCACGCGGGCCGTCGAACCCTACAACGGCGATCAGACGGCCCGCTCGTGGGTCGCCGGAACGGCTGTGTCAGCGGTCATCACGCACGATTCGTTGCAACAGACCAGCGGCGTGACATTCCCGCTGCTCGCGCCGGACGGCTTGCAGACCGCGCCCAGTTACAGCTTCGTCAACTCGCCCGCCGCCGGGCTGTGGTCACCCAGTGCAAACACGATCAATCTGATCGGCTCGGGGGGTGTGAACATCTACGCCAGCGGTGGCAGCGTGCGCTTCGGGCGGAACGGTGTGACCAGTTGGCTGGTGAACGCGAGTAACCATCTCCAGCCGTCAGACACCAACACCTGGGACATCGGCGTGGCTGGCGCATATCCGCGCACGGTGTACGCCAGCACCTCATTTCTGGCGGGGGACGGCAGTGCGGGTGTCCCCAGCCTCGGGTTCATGAACATTGACGGGGGTCTGTTCAACCAAACGGGCTATCCGGTGATGGCACAGTCAGGCAGCCCGGTGGCGCTCTTTTCTCTCGGCTCAGGGTTGACGCTGAACGGCCAGACATTCCTGGGTTGGGCATCCGGTGCTCCGGGGCAGACGACACACGATGTGCGTCTGTACCGCGACGCAGCCGATGTGCTGGCTATGCGGCGTACCACAAATGCCCAGGCGCTGCGCATCTACAACACCTTCACCGATGTCAATAACTACGAGCGCGGCTTCTTCCGCTGGTCGTTCGGCATCTTCGAGACGGGCACCGAGTACGCCGGCACGGGCCAGCCGCACGCCTATCGCCTGACGGCTAACGGTGGCGGCGACATCATCTTCAGCAACAACTTCATCGACCGCTGGCGGATCGAGTGGCAAACCGGCAACCTCCTGACTTGGACGGACAACGCCTACGACATCGGCGCGGCAGGAGCGAACCGTCCCAGGAATCTGTTCCTCGCGGGCGGGATGGACGTGGCCGGGGGCGTCACGATACACAGCACTACGACGCTCACGGCTCCATTGATCTTCAGTCCGGATAACACCTACGACATTGGCGCATCTGGAGCAACCAGGCCGCGCAACATGTATCTGGGTGGCTACCAATCGCTTGCCGAAATCGTCACCCCATCAGTGATCCCGGCAGCGGGGTCGCTCTTCGTGTACCCCAAGGCAGATCACCTCGTGTACGCCCTCGATTCGCTGGGCAACGAGCAACTGCTGAGTGCCATTGGCGCGGCGTACATGGAGACATGGACGTGGAGCAACGTGACCTCCACGCCACCGAACGCTCAGCAGGTTCGTTCCAATACAGGTACCTGGGCCTCCGGCACGGCCACGCTGTACTTCGACAAGAGATCGACGGACGGTGTTGATCGTTCTCAGGCGTTTGCTGTCATGGCGTCTGGCGATCAGATACGCCTGTCGCAGAAGACCGACAGCACGCGGTACGTGCAGTTCAACGTCACTGGTCCGGCCGTGAATAACACAGGCTGGTTCAGCGTCCCGGTGCAGTGGACGCAGAGTGGGGGCGTGATTCCGAACACCGGCACGGACGTGCTGGTCAAGCTCATGACTCAGGGTGCGGCCGGGAACATCTTCAGCCTTCCGCTGACGCAGAACCTGACGTTTGCCCCGGACAACACCTACGACATTGGTGCGACGGCCACGAGCAGGCCGCGCACCCTCTACCTCGGCACGAGCATGGTCACACCTGGCTGGACGAACGGAACCAACCTGCTCGCTAATACCGACAACACCTATGACATTGGGGCATCTGGAGCGAACAGGCCGCGCAACGTGTACGTGGGCGGCACGCTGAACGTCGCCGGTCAAAGCACGCTCACCGGCAACGTGGCCATCGGGGCCACGCCGCAGGCGCAGTGGGCGCTGTACATGAACGGCGGCGCGCATTACGGCAACGTGTGCGTAGTCGATAACTTCGTCGGCTACTCGAACGTCACCGAGAGTATGTTCATCGCTGCCGGCCGAACCTCCGGCGGCGGTGTCCAGTCGGTGTTCGTCTCGCACATCGAGGCCCCTTCGTCGGCCAGCACCTGGGCCGAGGCCATCGAGACGAAGATGCAGACGCAGAACGCCTCGTTCACCATTCCCTGGCTGATCGGGCTGCGCGCCAATTCCCCGACCATCCAGGGATCGAGCCTGGTCACCAACACCGCTGGGATCTACCTGCACAACATGGGCTCGGCCGGCGTGACCAACGCCTACGGCATCTACATCAACGCCCCGTCCGGCGCGAGCGGCAGCAACATCGGCCTGCGGAATTTGGGCACGTCGCAGCTGGATGGTTCGGTTGGGGTTGGCACGCCGCCGGCGACGACCATTGGCATCAATGTCCAACCGTCAACATTGACCAGCAGCACGCAGTACGGGATCTACGCATTTCCGTCATTCAACGCAGCGGCTACCGGAGGAGGCGAGGGGATTATTGCCGGAGTGGTGACGGCGGCGGCGGCGTTCACGATGGGCGTTGGCCGAGCGCTGCACGCGTATAGCCCAACACTCGGCGCGGGGAGTGCCATCACCACCATGACCGGCGTGTTGGTGGAGAACCAGGGCAAGGCCGGTATCGGCAACGCCTTCGGCATTGCTATCGCCGCGCAGTCTGGAGCGAGCACGACCAACATTGGGTTGTGGAATCAAGGCACGTCGCAGTTCGATGGCCTCGTGGGTATGGGCGTGGTCCCATTCGCCGGAACAACACTCTTGCTGCGGGGCGCGACGAACACTAGCGCGCAGTTCGCGTTGCAGATTCAGAACTCGACTCCCGCCAACCTGTTCTACGTCCGCAATGACGGCTATGTCTTTGTCTGCCCACCTGGCGGCGCGGGGCTTTCGTTCTTCGGCGCGGCGGGCTCGACAAAGGCCACCGTGTCTGGAGCCAAGGGCAGCAACGCCGCGCTCGGTTCGGTCATCGCCGCGCTCGTTGCGTATGGCCTGATCACCGACACGACCACGGCATAAAGGAGAAGCGCATGACCGTTCCCACCGATCCACCGCCCCCGCCCGCTACGGTTGGCACTGCGCCCGAGACGGCGTTTGCCGTGAACCAGATTATCGGCCAGCATCTGCGGGCGTTCTCTCAGAACAAGCTGACTGTCGGCCAGGATCACAACTGGCTAGATACCGTGGACCTGAAGGCTGCCCCGTATTACTTCGACGCTTCCCAGGAAACCTTGATCAAGAGCGCCATTGCGGATCTCGACACGGCCCTGGACGCTATTGACATGACATTCATTTCTAGGATCATCGGACTGGCATGAAAAGCATTCCGCTGCGTGAGTTACCGGGTGAGCCGGGGGTGGAGCCGTTGCGGTACACGCAGGTGCTGAAAGAAGTCATCCGCCAGCCACTCGATCCGCGCGCCGGAGTGACCATTGCCGAAATGCGCCAGTCGATACGCGTGCTGGACGCGCTGGAATCAGCCAACGGCACGCTCGAACTGGAAGACGCGGACTACGAACACCTGAAGGCCAAGATAATGGCTATGCCGTGGGCCGTAGTAGACCGTCGCATCCTGACGTTGGTCGATGACGTAACTGGCGTAATGTAGCCCGATGCCCATTTCGCAGCGCACCGCGACCAGCGGTACCGCTGCGTCGGGGGCAGTATTTTCGGTAACACTGCCGGCCAGCACAGCCGCTGGCGACATGGTGCTCGTCGGCGTAGCGAACGCGGGCACGGCTGGCCCTGCGGTACCGACTGGTTGGACCTCGCTTGGTACTGATTCGGCGGGTACCGGTCAGTCGCTGACTGTCTACTGGGCACAGTACAGCGTCAGTCTGACGCTCAGTTTCACTAACGCTGCGTCGGTTGCCGCCTGGGTATGCAATGCCTACAACCAGGCTGGTTCGACAGTGTTGCCAGACACCGACCTGGCGGCGTCCAGCACTGGCAACAACGCCACGATGCCTACAGGCGCGCCGGTCACTGGGGGCGTGGCGGGTGATTACGAGGCGTTGTTTTACGCCTGGACATCGGCGGCCACGATCAGCACCGTCGCCACCGGTTCGACCATCGACAAGACGCAGGCCAACTCAACCACCATCAGCGTTGCGCTTGGTCATAACAACACGACATCGCTAGGGGCGAGCACCACCTGCACGGCCTTTAGCCAAACGTTGAGTGCGTCGAACACCCGCAAGACCGGCACGGGCACCACGTTGCGGGTGATTGTCTACAAGAATCTGACCGGCGCAAGCACGGGCACTGGCAGTAGTTCTGCCACGCCCTCTAAGAAGCGCAGTCTGATTGGGGCTACGTCCGGCAGCGCTATCGAAGCTGGACAACCTTCGGCTCGTCGGTCTCTCATCGGTACGGCAACTGCCATGGCAACGGCGACCGGGGCAGTCGATAAGAAACCGACGGTTGTCGCGATCTTCATGCCGTCGTCGGGCACGCTGGCGTCTCCAGTGGGCATGCTCGGGCACATGGTGCTCGCGGCAGCCAGTCCAGCGCCTGTCACAGCCAAGAACCTGACGGGCGCGACGACTGGTCAGGCAAACGTCAGCGGGTCGATCACGTCTCGTCGGTCGCTGACAGTTGCATCAGTCGGCCAGGCATTGGTCACGGCAACACTCTCCCGCCGCCTGTCGCTAACCGGCGTCTCCAGCGGCGCAGCGACCGAAGTTGGTCAACCGAGCGCGCGACGTAGCTTGACGGTTAGCAGCGCAGGCGTAGCGACCGAAGTCGGTCAGCCATCAGCACGACGCAGCTTATCCGCTAGCGCGTTGGGATCGGTCACGGTTGCCGCACAGCCTGGCCGGCGTCGTCCACTTACGGCGGCAACCGTTGGTATCGCCAGTGTTAGCGCTGCGCCGACTGTTCGGCGCGGGCTGACTGTCAGCAGTACGGGCGTCGCGAGCGTTACGGTCGCGCTTTATCGCCGCCGGGCAATCACGGGCCTATCAGCGGGCCAGGCGTCGGGCAACGCGTTGCCCGTCAAGTACGTCAAGGGCAATACCTTCGGCGCGGCAACAACCAGCGCGACGATTAATGTCCGCCGCTCGCTTACCGCCGGCGCTATCGGCAGCAGCGTTGTCGTTGGTCAGATCAGCATTCGACGGCCGCTCAACGCCAGTGCACTAGGCGTCAGCGTCGTTAGTGGCCAGGTTCGAGCACAGCGTGCGCTGGTAGCTCAGGCAGTTGGGTCGGCATCGGCGGGCGCGCAACCCAGTCGCAGGCGGTCACTCAGCGCTAGTGCACTAGGCGGCAGCGTAGCTAGTGGTCAGGTCAGCCCGCAGCATGCGTTACTGGCCCAGTCTGTTGGTTCGGCGTCGGTCATCGGGCAGCCGAGTCGCAGGCGGTCACTAACTGTCGCGATTACCGGACTGGCAATCACGACCGCCGCACCCACGACCAAGCGCGGACTGACGGTTTCGAGCAATGGCTCAACCACCGTTACGCAAGCGCTGACTGTCCGCCGCGCATTAACTGGCCTATCGGCGGGTGCCGCTCAAGTCAATTCAATCCCCGTCAAGTACGTCAAGGGCAATGCTGTTGGTGTCGCGGCGACCGTCGCTCAGGTCAATGCGCGGCGCGGAATCAATGCGAGTGCGTTTGCCAGTGCGACCGTAACGGTCCTGCTCACCCGCAAGCGCTCGTTGCTAGCTGCGGCGCTCGGTATTGGCAACACGAGTGGCACGATCATCGCGGTACCCGGCGTGACCACCAACGTGACTTGGACAGGTATCCGGTTCAATCTCGCTGGGGCCTACCCAGACGTGCGCTGGTCTAACACTGCGTTCGAGTCAAACACAGCCTCGCCGCGCGTGTTGTGGGAGTCGGAGAGTGGTCAGTTCGTGCTAGAGACATGACGCAACCACGATTCACCGGCGTTCTTGGCAGTCCGTTTACCCAGCCTGGGCAAGCACTGCCCGGTACCCCACTTCCCGCACTCATCGCGGTCAATGAGCGCTCTGTCCCGATAAGCGTCGCGCTCAGCACGGGAGTGTTCGTTGCGCTAACTGGGTCGGCGACTGGCCACGCGTCTACAACGGCCGCGCTCAGCGCCACTCGCCAGCGCAGCGTTCCGATCTCGGGCCTCGTCAGTCTCGGATTCGTTCAGCCAGACAGCGATGTCTCAATTGACGATTGGACAAATCAAACCGGCGGACCCGCAACGTATCCCGACGTGAGCGAACCAACACCAGACGACACGACATACATCGTCTCGCCCGCAATTCCGAGTGGGTCTTCGACCCCCATCGTCTTCGGCCTGCCGCCGATGGTTGATCCCGGCGTTGGCACTCCCTTGCAGTTGCTCGTTCGGGCGGGGGCCGTACCCGGCGAGACTACCACTGCCAGACTGAGGATCGACTTGTTGGATGCGGATGCGATCCAAGTCGGTACGCAAGTGGTCATCGTCCCGACCGGCGCGTTCGATTGGGTGACGTTTATCTTCACGTCGGCCGAATCGGACGCATACCGCGCTGGAGACGGATTCGCGCTCGGCGGACAGATTCGACTAACAGCGGAAGTGCCGTGACCGAACGCCTCGCTGTTTCTTGGATTGGGCTAAGTCCACTTCCAGCTAGACAGCGGGTAATTCCTCTCTCGCTCGCATTTCGGGCGACGAGCGCGAGGGCCATCCCGCTCAATGCGTCGGTTGGTGCGGGTGTCCGACTCGCGGTCTCGTGGATTGGTGTCGTTGGCCAGGAAGCTCCTGTTGCCCCAGCCTACGAGCGGACCGTACCCCTCTACGCGGTTATTGGTGAGCCAATCCGCCCGATCCCGCCGGTTATTGTCGAGGGTGTTCTCGGGCCGTCTCGGCCAGCGCGACTCGTTCCTAAGCGCCAGCGTCTGTACGCTGAAGTTCGCGTCAGAGGTCTGCGCGGCGAGGTTGTCGCCCGAGCGGGTGTTGTTCAACCAGTCAGGGCGCGTGCAAAGGTCGAAGGGTTCCTTGGTGAGACAACAGGCTATGCCCTCGCGATTCAGCCAAGTCTGGCGTTCGTCGCCGCGACGGCGTCCGTTGGTCGAGTCGAAACTCGGACGCACGTTGTCCAACCGAGCGCGGGCCGATTGGTTACACGAGCCAGTCCAGCTACGCTACGAGCGGCCGGTCATGTCGTATCACCCGTAGCCGTTCAGCCAGCCCTGAACGGTCAGACTGGCCGGCCAACCGTACGACTCCACGCTGCCGCCCCGCCACGTTGGGAGCGCGAAGAACTCTGGATTCTTGGGCTCGCGGACTTGGAAATACTGGAAGAAGACGCGCGCGAGCCAGTGCCAATTTAGGGCCGGCGGGGGTAGCGTTATCCGGACAAATCAGGCAAAGTACGCAACAGGGGTTGCGCCACGATTGGTAGCTTGTGCCCCGAACGCCTCCTAGATGCTCGCCAATACCTGTTCTAGTGCTGAGCCAGCCGCCAGTGCGAGAGCAACGAGTACCGCGAGAACTTAAAGGGCTTTGTTAGACGTGCCGTTTGGCCCTGATTGCAGCTACGCCACGTTCGATGACTGTGTAAAAGCGAACAGCGGAAAAAAGAACCCCAAGGCGTACTGCGCCGAGATCATGCGCGCGACGGAAGAGCACTGCAAACAGAAGGCACGCGACCAGTTCGAATTCGAGTACAGCGTTCGCGAGCGCGACACCCAGGTCAATCGGACCCGGCCAATTGGTCGGCGTCCGTGGACCTGGGATATCGCCAATGCCCGCTATGCCGATGCCGACGGCAACCCGCTGCCGTACGAGGACTTGCGGCAGATGCTCTACCGCTATCTCGAAGAGCAGCGGGTTCGCGCCGAACAGATCACTCAGTGGATGTTCGACCGCAACGCGGGCGGGAACGTGCCCGAGTGGGAGTTCCAGATGCGCGAGATCATCAAGGACGCGTACGGGGCGGCCTACATGTTGGGGCGAGGTGGCCGCTTCCAGATGAGTTACCGCGACTGGAGTTACCTGGGCCGCGCAGTGTCGGAGCAATACCGATACCTGAACAACTTCGCAGCGCAGGTTGTGTCCCGGCCGTTTAACGCGGAGGACGTAGCTCAGGCGGTGCGCCGAGCCAATCTGTATCCGCTCTCGGCTCGTCAGGTAATGCAGCGCGGGTACACGTATGCGCGCGGCGTCCCCGAACTGCCCTACTACCCCGGCGACGGGTCTACCCCGTGTTTGGGCAACTGCGGGTGCCACTGGGACATTGAGGAAACGGCTACTGGCTGGGATTGCTATTGGCGATTAGGCAAAGCGGATAACTGCGAAGAGTGTCCTAAGCGCGAAGTGCGCGACAGCCCGCTGCGCGTAGCAGCCCAAGGATAGGCTTATGCCCTTGATGTCATCTGACAATCCGGCGGAGGCTCTGATGAACGCCAGACGACTCCCCAAAACGGCGGTGAAGCTGCCTCGGCCTGTCCCGCCGCCGAAGCGGAAGTAATGGGTGGCAATCGTTCCTTCGTGGCGCGGTACCGATGGCGAACTGGAGGACTTGAAACGCGTTACGGAGTCGTACTGTCGACAGCACGAGAATTTGGCGTGCGACGCTAAATGCCCGCACCGATTGCTCGGAGATCAGTACCTATTGGACAGATTGCTCTTTATGCGTCGAATCGCGAGACGCTTAGAAATGAAGGAACATTGTGAGTCCGAGCGAGCAGTGTCCTGATCGACATCACCTGCGTCTGATGTGTACGTGCGGGAAAGAATTAGCGCGTTGCAAATGCGACGATCCTGCCCCGCGTTACCGGCAACATCCGTTTTGCGAAAACGTCTTCGGTACTATGTCGCGCGGCGGGCAACCAGTACAGTCGCGTGCGGTTAGACCAACGTAAATGGCCGGCAGTGGTACCTCTTACCAGCAAATCCTGCTAGCCTGCCGGACTAACTTCGCTATGTGGAATCCTCAGCTAAGGAGGTTGTGGTAGCGATGGCAATCCGAGATGACCCAGACCTCCTGGATTCATCCGATACGGAAAGCGAATCAGAGCCAGGCTTGATGTTGGCGCGTATGCCACTGAACACGCGGGCTCGTGTGCAGCCGCTTACCCGAGATGACTTGCCCCAAGAATTGCTCGACTCGATCCACAACTTGTCGGTTTTGGAGCAAGGTGTCCCGTACGTGAATACGGCCTGGGCCTCGAACGACATGGTCGATTCCTATGGGACTCGGATGCGGCCATCGTCGCTCAAGAACTACGCCCAGGACGCGACGAATGGCATCTCGCTTCAGAACTCGCACCGGACAAACGAGCTACCAATTGGGCGAACCTATCTGGGCCGCTTTAAAGGTTCGCGCGCCGGCGGCAATGCCCGAACCGAGATGGATTTCTACATTCCGCCAGGACTGAGCATCTCGGGTGTCAATACCTCGGACGTAATCAAGGCCATTGATTACGGCTCGGTTCACGACGTGAGCATCGGCTTCTACGGCGGCAACCTGATGTGTTCGCTCGATGGAAAGCCGATGATGGGCGATCTCCTGAGCCTGTTGTTCTTCGGGAGTGGTGACGACGAGGAAGTCCGTGATCCAGGCGCGCCGTGTAATCATTTGCCAGGCATCGAATACAACTTGCGCGATAGCGAGGGTCGCAAGACTGGCGACCGCGCGGTCGCTATCGGCGAGGTTGACGGAGCGCACTGCGCCGAACTGTCGCTCGTGTTCGACGGGGCGACTCCGATGGCGCAAATTTCTGGACGGTCGGCTCCGGTTTTCCGCAAGGCGTTCCAGATGGCCGACATGGACATCCTGCCTCGGGATGTGGCGCTCGGCCTGGAATCGCGATTTCGGGGTGTCCGGTTCCCCGCGTTGACCACTCCCCGGTTCTTTGTCGATGGGCGAGCGGAGTGGACATCGGCCTACAAGAACGATCTTCCGGACAGTGCCTTCGCGTACATCGAACCCGGTGGCAAGAAGGACAAAGAGGGGAAGACGACCCCGCGCAGTTTGCGGCACTACCCGCATCACGATAAAGACGGGAAAGTGGATGTCCCGCACCTCAGGAACGCTTTGGCCCGTGCCGCTCAGAACCCCTCGACAGGCAAGAAAGCACTCGCGCACCTGAAACGGCACGCGAAGTCCGAAGGTGTAGGAGAAGAGAGTCGGGACATGTCGGCGCACTTCGATCCAGACGACTTGGATCTACGTGAAATTCTGGAGCATGGCCACGAAGAGCCCGAGGACCGCGACGTTGCCGAAGGGCCGGACACCGATCAAGACAAGAAGGAGACTGGCGAGATGCCTGAGCAGCCGACCGAATCCAGTTCGCCTCCGCCTGAAGAAGGACATACGGAGACGACCCTGCCCACCGTGGCCTACGTGCCAGCTACTGGCACCAACGGGGTCACGACTACCAGCGGTTCCACGAATGGAACGGTGGTAGTTACGTCTACGGCAGCGGACACCGTAGTGGGATTGCGTTCCGCACTGGTCGCGGCCGGGTTGGCTCCGGAAGGCTTCCAGGGCGATCTCGCCGTGCGTTTCAACGAACTTGGGCGCGAGGTGTCCGATCTGCGGCTGTGGGCCGAGATTGGTCGTCAAGCGCGCGAGCAGTTGGTTGAGGACTGTCGAAAGGCGGGGATCCGCGCCTTTGGTAAGAAGTGGAGCGAAACCCCGTACGGCGGCACGTTTACGCGTGGCTCGTACGCCGAGCTTCAGGAGCTTCACAAGCATTGGACCGATGTCGGTAATCAGCGCTTCCAGGGTGGGCGTGCAACCGACGATGGGATTACTGATCCGCAGCCGGCGCAGCCAGAGCCTGTCAAGGTTCCCGCCCGCGCCTACCGCGCCTAGCCGAAGGGAGTTAGGAGATGCCTGCTACTGGCCGACTTGCCATCGGCTTTGACGATCAGCGTTACAACGCGCAGACGTTTTGGGCGGATGGCTCGACAATCATTTACAGCGCAACCACTGCTGGCGGTTCGACCGCCGTTGGGCTCGCGGTCACGTTCGTCGCCGGAACCGACGTGGTTGGCCTTTGCGCTGACGGCGACGCTATCGTCGGCAAGCTACTCAAGGTTGAAGCCGACGGGGCGTGCACGGTTCAGAACAAGGGCAACACGACATTTCCCGCTGGTACGGCCGCGACGTGCACGCCTGGGCTCAAGGCAGTGGGCGCGTTGCTCGTTGCCGCGAAAGGCTACATCCGCAATGCGAACTCGGCGACTGCCGCTGAGCTAGCTAAAACGGGACCAATTATTTGGGACAACGTGGACATGACCAAGGTTGTCGTGGACCTGGGCGGCTAGCCGGAAAGGAGACAGCAGCATGGCAAATGCTCTCACGCCGGCCAGTATCCAGATCCGGCGTCAATCCCCCGAAGACACGATCCGTGCGCTCGGAACCAACGGATCGCGCATCTATCGGGATGCCGCAGAGCGCGGCATGAATCTTTCGCAGTACCTCGAAAACACCGATCCAACATCGGAGCGTGAGGCGGACGACCGCGCACTCGATGCGTTCGAACGATTGGTTCGGGCGACGGGGATCGTGCTCGCGCCCGTACCAGAGATTGGTCTGTTCGCGTCCACGTGGCAGGAGTGCCTCGAAACTCCTGAGCGCCGCGCGCTGATGCCCGAGTTCATGTCCCGCGTTTGGCGTCGGGCTCAGAATCTCGACCCCGTTAGCCAGGCCCGTTTGGCAATGGCTCAGTCGGGTATGTCGGACGGTTCGGACCTGCAAACTCGTGCCGTTCTCATGTCTGGCGACGCGGCGCTCGGCGGTCTGATTAACCCCTGGTACGACAACCCCGAAATTCGGGCGAAGCGTCTCGTTCCGCCAATCCCGCTCGCGCGGCTGGTTGCGCGGACGACCGCTATCGACACCGACGCCTACCGCACGCTCTACATCACGGACGACTTCGGGACTGACGCGTATCGCATGAAGCGTGTCGCTGAAGGCACCGAGATCCCGCGCACCTCGCTCGTCACGGGTGAGCACACGCTGCGTATCTACAAGTTTGGTCGTGCGCTTCAAGCAACGTACGAGCAGCTTCGCCGTCAGCGGGTAGACCGGATCGCGTTCATCATCGCGCGCATGGCCATTCAGTCCGAGATGGACAAGGTCACTATCGCGATGAACACGATCATCAACGGTGACGGTAACGCGAACACCGCAGCGACGGTCTTGACCCAAACGGGTCTGCATCCCGGATCAACAGCGGGCACGCTGACACTTCAGTCGTTCCTGACCTTCAAGCTTCGGTTCGCGTTGACGTACCAGCCGGACATCATCTTGGGCCAAGAGGCCCCGATTATGCAGATGCTGCTCCTGCCGGTCTCCATTGGTGTCCAGACTCCCTACGCGATGATCCCAGCGAATGCGTTCGGCACGGTTAGCCCGTTGGCGAACCAGTTGAGCATCGCGATGGAGTACGGCGTCACGGCAGACGCGCCCGCCTCCAAGTTGGTAGCGCTTCAGTCGAGTGCCGCGTTGGAGCGAGTGACTGAAGTTGGTGGCAACGTCAGCGAGGTAGATCGGTTTATTAATAACCAAACTCAGCTATTGACGATAACTGAGGTGGAGGGGTACGGAATCATAGACCCAAATTCCAGCCGTATCCTGAACATTGCTGCGTAGGGCGTAACCGGGAGAGGCCGCGTGAGTGGAAAAGCTGAACAAGTGGTTCGCTCAGATTGCTACGACGACAGGCGTTTGGACCGGGCATCCGCTCGCCTTCGTCCTGTCGTGCGCGGCGGTCATCCTGTGGGCGATCAGCGGCCCCCTCTTCGGCTTCTCGGATACCTGGCAACTGGTGATCAACACGGCGACGACCGTGGTCACGTACTTGCTCGTGTTCGTTATCCAGAACACTCAAAATCGCGACTCCGCAGCGTTGCACTTAAAGTTGGACGAGATTCTGCGTGCTCTGCCTCAAGCCCGCACCGAGTTAGCCACCGAGCGTTTAGAGCACGCGGCCGATGAGCAATTGGCTCGTGAACGTGAGAAGCTAGAGCGTTTGGCAGAGCAGGATCGTTGAGTATGGTTCAGATTCGAAAAATCTCGCCCGAAGAATTCGAGGACAATACTCCTATGGCAGAACAAGGCACGTCTCCCTCGACCAGTTCGAGCATGAGCACTTCGAGCACTTCCACCCCTAAGCCAGCAGAGCGCAGTTCCTCAGAGCGGACTTCCTCAGCGCGGACTGCTGCCTCGGACCGGGCGATGGGTGCGACGATGGCGATGAGTTTGGAAGGGCCTCAGCCAGTTCCGGCCGAAGGCTCGTCGGTGATACATCCGCCCTTGATCCAGGGACTGGCCGTCCCCCAGGAGAAGGACGAAACGACAGCGGACGATCACGACAAGGCAACCTCGCGGACGGAGGGCGAAGACCCCGATGAGTCGGGTGTCGAGAAGATTTGGGTTCAGTCAGGTCTCCAAGAGCCGCGCGTTGCTCTTTGGGAGCGCGACCCGTCCCATCCGAACGGCGAAGCGTTCGTTGGGCCTGGCGAAACGGTCGAGGTCGCGAAGACTGGGGCGGTCGTGTCCCGGCTGGCGGCGGGTATCTTGAAGGAGGGGTCGAAGCCTTCCTAATAAGGTATGGCCACAGCACGTCCACGCGGCCCAGATGGCCGACTAATCTCTAAGGCGGAGGCTGAAGCATTGGCCGAGACGAAGACTGTCGCTGAGCGAGAGCGGGAACGCGCCCGTTCTCGCGGCGTCCAAGACGCGGAACTAGATCGTTGGGGAACCAACGTCTTTTGGGCAATGTCGGCGCGGACAGATGATCGTGTTGTCCTGTTCGAGCGCGATCCGCGTCATCCGGGCGGCGAAGCGTTCATCGCTGGTCCAACCCCTGACTATGTCTATCGGACGCCGCAGATCAACCAACTCCTCATGAACGGCCTGCTCATCGAGGTGCCCGAACCGAAGCGTACGATCACGGTCTTGCACAACGGCGAAGAAGTTGAGGTGCCGAATCCTCGCTACCCAGCCGATTCTGGAATCGAGCCGGGTAACTTGTTCGCGGCGCAGCCTGGTCGGCCGATCCCACTTGGCCGCAAGCTCGACCCCGACCTGTATGACGCCGAGTCAGTCGCAGCCGTTGAGCGCCGGCTGTCGGGCCGACCGAACGAGATTACTCCCAACGGGGCCTACGTGCCGACCGCAGCCGAAGTAGATCGGCCAGCCTAACTCATGGCAGTAAATTTCCTGACTGTTGCGGATTATCCCGCTGTACGAGCGGCCATTCGCTCTGATGTCGGGGAGTCCGATCTGCCAGATCAAACGATTGCCTTCGCTACGCCGTGGGCCTCGCAGCAAGTGCTCGCTATCGACACGCAGGCACCCTGGCCCGACGGATCGGACGAGGCCCAGCGAGATCATGACGCCGCTGTCCTGTTGTCGGCAGCGGCGCTCGCCGGCTCGGTGCCGTTTATGGAGGCGGAGCGGTTCAAGGATTACGACTATCGCTACGCAAAGTTCGATCCGATCATGCGCGCCGAGACGCTTCGTCAGATGGCCATCGCGATTCTCGATCTCACTGTTGCCGAGACACTGCTCGAATTGACGAAGCCGACGATGATGACCCTCGCGCCAGGTGGCCGAGGCGATATCTCGGATCTTAGCGACGTCATTGTTGGCTTAGGCAGCGGCACGACTGTCTTGCTGGGGACTGGCAACGTCGCGATCCCGTGACTAGCGCGGCCTTTGTCCAGGGGCGCGTCAATCGAATGTTGCGGCATCGATACACCTGGCTCAGGCGAGCCGATGATCCGACGGGGGGTGGCGTGGACGACTGGGGTAACCCACTCCAGACGATTCAAACTCCGCCAGCCCCCGTGCCAACAACGGACAAGATATGTCTTTATCGAGACACGTCGAAGTTCGCGGTGGGGGACTCCGGCCCAGTCCAAGTCGAGATCAACGAGTTGACGGTAGCATGGGATGACCCGATTCAGGTCGGTGACTACGTCGCCTCAGTCACCGATCCTGAAACGGGCCGCACGCTGATTGTGGATCCGACCCGAGTCGAATCCATCGCCGAAATAGGACCACACGGTGCGGTGGTTTATCGAGTGCTGACCTTACATGGCGCGGAGGTCGTCTAAATGCCCCGTGGTCGTCGTAGTCCACCCCGCGCGGTTCCGACCGAAGGGTTGTTTGGGGATCAGACTCAACCGAGTGGTGGGCGGCGGGTTGGTCCGGCCGAAGTCACGATTCGCCCGACAGGCATGCAATACACCTGGGAAGGCCAGGCGGTGATCCAGGCGTTCAACGACGTACTAACGCGCGGTTTCGAACAACTCGCCGAGTTCGCCCAGGACTACTGGAATAACGAAGAGTGGACGCCAGATCGGCATCCATACATGACGCGCGCAGAGAGAGATGCGGGATTCTTCATCGTTGGCTCCACGCCGGGCGGCTCGCCAGCCGTTCGAGGCAGTGCTGGGGCTTCTTCATTTGTCGAACTTCAGATCGGGTCTGAGGTCCCACACGCCATTTTCGAGGAGTATGGCACGTCTATCCGACCAGGCCATTTTCCCATTCGCAATACTCTTGACCGCGTTGCCTATCGCTTTTCGGATGTCATACGGGCGGCGGCACGGGAAGAGGGGCTGGTCTAAATGGTTCGCGGGTTGATCTTGCCGGATGTCATTGGAGCGCTCATCAACGTCCTTCAGACCGACCCCGACGTAGCAGCCCTGACCGGGCAGCGAGTTCCAGCCGGACAGCTTCCACGCGTCGCGTCGGCGATGCCCGAAGTACCAGCGACCGACCCGCGCCATTGGCATATGCCCGACTACGCGATCCTCGTTCGGCGCGCTGGTGGTCGTGGGGCCGATCCGTACACCGACATCCACTATGCGCGCGTGGACATTCGTTGCTTCGGTCCGGGCGCGACGATCAACGTGCGGCGGCGCACGGCCGACGATCTTTGGCGAACGATGAACCCGGTGCTTTGCCCGCCGCCGAATCAGGGGATTGTCATGGGCTGGCGAGCGAAGCGCACAATGATCCAGGCCATTCAGCAAGAAGCCGAGCCGATACCACTACAGGAAAACGGCACGGATTGGCCGCTGGTTCTTTGCTCGTACATCGTTATCTACATGGGTACCAGGCTCGCGGCATGACACATAACGGTCTCATTCTCCCGGACCACATCACGGTTGCCGAGGCGTTGCGGGAGGTTGGTTCAGATCTTCCCAGAAGGATCTTGCCCAACTCGCTGACGCGGGCGGAGATGGCAATCTACGACAAGTGGCGGGATTCCAAGTTCTTTCTGGTCCGCAATCGCGGCAGCGAGACAGGCGAGCGGTATCGGTGTTCTCGTCACGAGTACCGGCCCGGCATCGATCAGCCCGTCTACCACGAGTATTTCACGTCCATGTGCATTGATCGTCCGTGGCGCGGGCTCGAAGGAGCCCTCTATGCGTACGCGACGATTACGCACAATGAGCAACTGGCCCACCGGTTGAAGTATCTAGCTCCGCAAGCGAACATCGTCCATCCGAGGACATTTCAGCCGCCAGATGCCTTTACGGACGCCGACATCATCGCCATCACTATCGGCACGCTCGAACCGATTACCCGAGCCAGAGCCGAGCGATTGGCCCAGGACATTAACGCCAAGCGGCCACCCGAGCCATTCGTCTTGTGAAGAGCAAGAAGTCGGCTCCCATCTCCTTGGCGATGATCGCTCGCAACGAGGCGCACTCAATCGCGGGCGCGCTACGTTCGGCTGCTCCTTATGTCGCCGAGATGATTGTTGTCGACACTGGTTCGACGGACACGACGCCCGACATTGCGAAAGCCGAAGGGGCCAAGGTTTTCAACTTCGAGTGGTGCGACAATTTCTCGGCCGCACGGAACGCCGCCTTAGGGCATTGCACGGCGGATTGGATTCTCGTCATCGACGCCGACGATAGGCTGCTTCAGGCGGGTGGTGAAGACATCGGCTTCGCGGTCCGAAGAGGGGGCGCGGACGGGTATGCGATGTGGATCGAAGAATGCACTACGTCAGGACGCGTGCTGGGAACCGAAGTCTCGTCGGTGCGGGTCTTTCGGAACGATCCACGCATTCGTTATTGGGGACGGATTCATGAAGAGGTCCGACTCAACGGCGACCCGTCGCAAGGGCGTTGGCGGGGGATAGCGCAAGGTCCGCATATTCTTCATACGGGCTACGATCCCGATATCTGGCGTGATCGAGAAAAAGGGGCCAGGAACGAACGATTGTTAGAGCTTCAGATAGCGGACAATCCGAGAGATCCGCACGCGTTAGCGTTGATGACTCGCCACTTATTTAATACGCGGCGATTCGATGAAGCTCGGACATGGATGATCCGCGCCCTACTCGCCAATCGCGACACGGCCATCTTGTTGCCTGCGGAATTAGACTTCTTTGCGCAAGCAGAGCGGACATTAAGAACCGGCCTGATCGAAGCGAAAGTGTCGCCGGCCCGTGCGCTTGTCAGCCAACTCCTTAATCCGGCAACCCGAACCGATCAGCTACATGTTGATCGGTTCCCGCCGTTGCAGATACGGACTTCATAACTCGGAGGGTCGAATGACCACGTTTTTGGGCTACGGTTACTTCGCACTCGAACAGGACGCCGAGGGCAACGTTAGCAAGTGGTACCAACCGGGCGAGGACATGGGAACGGTCGATCCCGCGACCTTGATGTGGGCGGTGGGAGCGGGATTGCGCTTCGATCCAATGCCCACTGACGAAGAGGTAACGGCTACTCTTACCGCCCAGGCCGAAAAGGCGGCAGAGAACCCGACCGCGCCGTACGACATGGCTGGTACGGCCGTTACCCCGACAGTCGTGCCAGAAGACACCGGCGAAGCCGTATCTACGACAACCGCAACCGGAACTACCGGGGCAATGCCAGCGGCAACCGTGCCGGCCGCGCCGGCGAGCGCCTAGGCGTAGTCACTCAGGGGCATTACTATTGGTCCCATAGCTGGCGGCTCGCCGGCTCCAGGGAAT